TATATCAACATGCAACAAGATGTTGGCGTGTATTTTGGTGACAGAAAAGAATATGGACGTCAACACACCATATGCACATGGCAGAGCTTAAACAACCTGTTGAAGAATACCAAAGCTGGCATAGGCGACTGCACCATAGGTGAGTTTCTGGAAGATGTTGTGTGTGTTATTGTGGACGAAGTACACATGGCCAAGGCAGATGCGCTGAAAACCTTATTAACAAGTGTGATGGCTAGAGTGCCAATTCGCTGGGGATTGACCGGAACTGTGCCCAAAGAGAAGTTTGAAAGCCAAGCACTGCTTGTGAGTCTCGGTCCGGTTATTGGCCGGCTCAGTGCCAGCGAACTGCAACAACAAGGTGTATTGGCCAACTGTCATGTGAACATTGTGCAGTTGATTGATCACGTGGAGTACAAGGACTATCAAAGCGAACTCAAATATTTGTTGGAAGAGTCAGGACGCTTGGACACCATGGCTGATCTGATCAACCGAGTAAACGAAACAGGCAACACACTAGTGCTGGTTGACCGGACCGAATGTGGTAGACAACTGGTAGAACGCCTGGGTGACCGTGCAGTTTTTGTATCAGGTGCAACCAAAACAAAAAATAGACAAGCAGAATACGATGAAGTGGCCGAAGCAACAGATAAAATCATTGTGGCCACGTATGGTGTGGCTGCTGTGGGTATTAATATTCCCCGTATTTTTAATTTGGTACTGGTTGAACCTGGTAAAAGTTTTGTTAGAGTTATACAGTCAATTGGTCGTGGCATACGCAAAGCAGAAGACAAAGATCACGTTCAAATATGGGACTTGACCAGCACTTGTAAATTTGCCAAGCGTCACTTGACCAAGCGCAAACAGTTCTACAAAGAAGCCAACTATCCCTTTACACAAGAAAAACTGGACTGGATGAAAATAGGTTGACTTCTGTCACACAACAGTGTATTATAACAACATGCGAATATTAACCCTAGACAACATCCACTACGACCTAGATCATTTGCCTGAAGAAGTAGATGACATGCGGTTTGCTATATTAGACAACTCAAACCCGCAAGAACCAGATTATCATTTTATTCCCTTGATTTTTTTAGAGAGTTTCAATGCACCTGCACTGGTATTACGCATCGGAACCAACACCATAAAAATGCCCATGGACTGGCAAATACTCATTGGCGAACCGGAAGTAGGTGATCTAGAAGTGTTACCGTTGACATCAATCAACGATCGTGGCTTTAAAGTATTTCAGTTCAATCCACTCACAAGTTTTCGTCCGTCATTCCCAGACATTGAAATACTAGATGTGTATCACGAAGTGTCGTGGTATGCACCCAAACTAAAGAATGGCCAGTTGCTTTCTGTGCCATTGAACGATGACCCAGATCCAGACTGTGTGTACTTTGTGAAAGACATCAGTCGCAACTGTGAGATAGTAGACTACAACAAGGCTTGGTAACATGGCATACACCGAACCACAAATATTTGAAATGATCAATCGCTTGGTGAAGATTTACTTGGAAAGTTATCCAGAAGATCAGGAAGGTCTTGAACGATTCCTGCGCTGGGCACATGCACAATATGGCTACAAGTATGGGAACCCTTAAACCAGGCGCTACCTACATTTATGAACGTGTGGGCAATGAAGTGTATGCACGTGAAGCAGGTGCCGATCCCAGCACTAGAGAGCTCATGGGCTATGGGTACGATCCGGTGAGTGGTCACCAAGTTGATTATGACAAACGCACCAGTGATGGTAGGCCCTTGATTGATCACGTACGGGAAGATAAAATGTGGGGCGAAATTCGACGCCTGGCCAAGACCAATCCTACTTTACAAGATGCTGTGGACCGTGTTATAATGATATACCGACTAATCAAAGTGGACAAGTGAGCGACAAACTAAACATTGCCAATGAGATGCGACAACTGGATCGCAAGAACAGAAACTTTTACAGCGAACTCACAGACGAAGAACGCAAGAAGTTTTCCAACTATCTCATGATTCGTTGGGCGTCATGTGTAGAAGGTTCGAGAGAAATGCAAGAGTTTTATTTGATTGCCACCAACGAACGACTGAACAAACACTTTTTCAACATCAGCCGACATCCTGAACTGCAATGGCTGTGTTCTACTACTGTGAGTCCAGACATGGGCACACCCAGACACAACTGGATCTCACCCAAGAAAAAAGAAACTGGTGCTGGGGCCCGACGCAAACAACTAATGGCTATCTATCCCACATACAAAGATGACGAGATTGATGTCATGATGCAGATTGTCACTGACAAAGAGATCAAAGAGTATCTCAAACAAAGTGGGCAAGATACAAAATGATTGAACAACTGGTGGTCAATGGTTGTAGCTACATGGACAGTTATGCGTTTGGTGGCGGCCACTTGGATCTTGCAGAACAGCTGGACATTAGAACACCTGCAGGTGCAGTCAATGCAGTGAGCTTGGCCATAGGCGGCAGTGCCAACAGTCGCATCTTACGCACCGTATACAAACACAGTTATAATCCTGGTTTCGGCACATTGTATGTGTTGGGCATGACTTTTTTAAGCAGACTAGAGATTCCAATACTTGATGATCGTGATCCATTTGAAGGACGCTGGACTAATCCACAAAATCAGGTGTTTCAAAATCGTTGGATACCACAGTGGACCACAAAAGACAGTGACCAATTTGTGGAACTCAAATTAAAGTATGAAGTCGACAGTATACTAGATCGCACAGAAGATTTAATGTATCGTATTTTGGCCATAATAGATAGTTTAAAAATGCGTGGCCACCGTGTGTTGGTGTATCAGCAAGCAGACGATCTCTATCAAGAAATTCTTGACAATCCTAGATTTAATCTATTGAAGAATCGTCCTGAAATTATCAATGGCCTGAACTGGAGAGCAGTGGCTTGGCAACATGAGCAACAAGTACAGCCTATGATATACGCACCCGGGCATCCATATGATGTACCACCCGACATGGTGCATCGAGCAGTCGGCCATCACCAAAAGCTAAATGAGTTTTTGACAAACTACATTAAAGAGCATAAAATACTACAATGAGTCATCAGTGTGCTTTTTGTAAAAAAGAATTTGCCAGGGAGACCAGCATTGCAGTTCACATGTGCGAGCCCAAACGCCGCAGACAGGAACGAGCCGAACGTGGTGTTGAACTGGGCTTTCAGTCCTACTTGAGATTTTATGAGATTGTACAAGGTTCGGCCAAGCTCAAAACATTTGATGACTTTGCTGACTCGCCATACTACCGAGCCTTTGTGAAATTTGGTAGATACTGTGTGGCCACAAAGGCAATCAATCCTGCACAATTTACAGCCTGGTTGTTGAAACACAACAAAAAGATTGACAACTGGGGCAGTGACAAAGTCTACACTGAGTACTTGCTGGACTATCTAAAGGTTGAAGCAGTAGCAGACGCACTTGCGCGAGCAGTAGAGTTTGGTATAGATTGGAGTGAAAAACATTCAGCACCGCCTAACGATTGTTTACGCTACGGTAGCACTCATGCCATGTGCCATGCTGTCACAACAGGACGAATCAGTCCTTGGGTGATATATAATTCAGAGTCGGGACAAAAATTTCTGGGCGAACTCACCGCCGATCAGGTGGGCATGATATGGCCTTACATAGACTCAGACATATGGCAAAAGCGTTTCTCAGACTATGCCGCAGACGCTGAATACGCAAAACTAATATTGAAACAAGCAGGATGGTAACATGATAGGAAACATTGGTCAAACTGGAAAATACATTGCAGTCACCGGCGGTGCTGGTAGTAACTACATCAACAACAGTAATTACATGAGTGTTGGACAATTACAATACAACACCAACTTTCAACGACTGGAAGTGTACAACGGTACCAGTTGGCAACCAATTAACCTAGGTCAGTATTATGTTGGGCTGAATCCACACGCTGAACTGATACTAGATTGGGCACATAAAAAAATGGAAGAAGAACGAGAAGCGCGAGCCATGGCCGAACAGTATCCTGCTGTGGCTGATGCCATGGGTGCTGTTCGTGAGTCTGAAGAACAATTGAAAACTGTTGTAGCACTGTGTAGAACATGAGCGCAGATATTGACATTGACGTTCCAGATCGTAGCCGGATACTAGAACTGATCCGGCACACACCTGCTAGACAGGTTGTGGATGGTCGACCACGTCGTCATAATTCTGGCATCTACGTCACAGACATTCCTGAAGACCGCAAACACGGTTGCGCTGCCATAGACTATGAGTCAGCAGAACAACGTGGCTATTTCAAAATTGATTTGTTGAACATGAGTGTGTATCAGTTGATCCAAGATCCTGCACACTATGATGCCATGTTGTCAGCAACACCGCCATGGTCACGACTATGGACACACAGACCCTGGGCCAGTCAGTTGGTTCACGTGGGTAACTACGTGGATTTGATGGTGGCTATGCAACCTGACTCGATACCCAGGATGGCTGCTTTTATTTCAATTATTAGACCGGGCAAAGCACACCTACAGCGAAAGCCGTGGGATCAAGTGTTTGCAGAAGTGTGGGATGGAGATGAATCGCGTGGTTATACGTTTAAAAAGTCACACGCTGTGAGCTAT